ACCCTTTTTTGTGACGGGAGATGGGGCAATGGGAGGGAGCGACGCATGTCAGCAACTCAACGTCGCAAGCCAGCCAACGCAAAGACGCTTGAGCAGCATCTACGCGACGGAACGTTCAAGTTATCACGACATTCGCATTTGATTGAACGCGACTCGCGTGATCCGCTGCAGATTTACCTTGAAGCCTGCCGGCAGGCTGAAGAAGATGCTTGCAAAGTTGATGCGGAGCTTTGGGAAAACCTAGAGACTCTTCATGTTGAGTACGCAAGCGGCGCTTCTTACGCTGACCTAGCGCGCAGATACGCAGCTCATTACAACCTTCCCGAAAAGGCGTTTGCTGATCGCATAGCTCGGTGGTTCAAGCGTAAAGGCTGGGATACGCGCACACGAGACAATCTTCATTGGCGCAGCGAAGTCAGCGAGCAAGACTGCATTGCGATAGCTGCCAAGTATGGCTACGCCGAAGGAGCTAAGCGGTTAGGGATTTCGCAAGGCGCCCTGTTTCAGCAGATAAAGAGGCTTGGTGCCCGTGACCAGGTAGCAGCTGCTCGCGGCAGGATGAGTAACGAAAACATCCAGAAAGCTGCCAGCACGCTTGGCGTATCTGTCGCCACGGTCCAGAACATGCGACGGGATGGCCGTCTGCCTTTGGTGTTCACCGATGAAGACGTTGAGCGCCTTCGCGTTCAGCGCCTAATGCCGAAGCCTCCTAAGCCGCGAAAGCATCGACGCGGTTATGCCGATGCTCTTTACAGCAGAGCGGCTTGGCGCCGAGCTCGGGCCGAGTGTTTGTTGCGCGACGGGAATAAGTGCGTTAGATGCGGTGCTCAAACCAAGCTCGTAGCGCATCACATTATTGAGGCGCATTTGTGTCTTGATCCGCTTGATGTGGACAACTTGGAAACGCTGTGCCGAAGGTGCCACGGCCTTGAACACGCTCACCGCCGAGCGATTGCGGCATGAGCAAGCCAATACCGCCTAGCCGCGCTAAGTCGCTTGAGCAGCACATTCGTGACGGCACGTTTCGCGCTGACCGTCACATGCACCTGCTGCAGGACGTTGACGCCACCGTTGAGCAATGGCGGGCAAAGAGTGTTCGCCAGGGCGGCCCTCTGGAGCCGGCCGAGCACTTCGCGCTGTTCTCGGAGACCTTCATCAAGCACACGATCGGCCGTTGGCACGGGCAACCGTTCCGGCTGGAGCCTTGGCAGCGCGAGATCGTGGACGAGCTGCTCGCCGTTGATGAAAACGGCAACCGCGTCATCCGCCAGGCGCTCATCGGGCTGCCGCGAAAGAACGGCAAGAGCTCGCTGCTCTCGGCGCTTGCCCTGTGGGCCTCGTCGGTTGAGGGCGAGAACGCGCCGGACGTCATTGTCTCGGCTGGTTCCCGCGAGCAGGCCGCCGTCGTCTTTGACCAGGCTCGAGCGTTTGCGGAGTCTGACCCGCTGCTGGACCTGTGGTTTGACGCTCAGCGCTTCGTCATCAAGTGCGACGAGAGCAACGGCGTAATCCGCCGCATCGCCGCAGACGGCAAGCTCCAGCACGGCCTCAACCCTTCAACCATCGTCGCCGACGAGCTGCACTCGTGGATGACGCCGAGGCAGGAAGAGCTTTGGGCGGCGATGCAGACCGCTACCGGCGCCCGCGAGCAGCCGCTCACCTGCTCAATTACGACTGCCGGCTATGACCGCGACACCGTCCTCGGGCGCCTGTTCAAGCAGGCCATTGACCTGCCCTCGCTTGAGGTGCGCAACGATGGCTCGCTCCTCGTCGCCAAAGACACCGACTCGGGCTTCCTGTTCTGGTGGTATCAGGTGCCCGACGGCACCGACATTGAGGACGAGGACGCCTGGATGCGGGCCAACCCGGCCTCATGGGTTACGCCGGAGACGCTTCGCCAGCAGCTTGAGAGCCCTTCGCTTGACGAGCAGACCTTCCGGCGCCTTCACCTGAACGCCTGGACAGCTACCCGCAACGCTTGGCTGAAGCCGGGCCTGTGGGAGGAGATGGAGGATCCGGAGCTGGTGCTCGAGCCGGGCACGCCGGTCTACGTCGGCATCGACGTTGGCCTTGTCCACGACAGCACCGCCGTCACTTGCGCGTGGGTTGTCGACGGGAAGGTTGCCGTCAAGACTCACGTTTGGAGCGCGGTCAGCGACGTGCCGGCGCACGAGTACGCCGAAGGCGGGCGCATCGACCTCTCGCAGGTTGAGGACTACGTCAGGCACCTGGCCGAGCGCTACGACCTGCGCGAGCTCGTCTTTGACCCGCGCTTTTTTGAGCGCTCAGCGCAGACGCTGGCTGGGGAGGGCCTCGTCGTCGCGCCGCTGCATCAGTCCTCGGCAGCTATGGCCGACGCCTACCAGGAGTTCTACGCCTCGGCACAGGAGCGGCGTATCCGTCACGACGGCGACCCGGTGCTGGCCGCTCACGTCGAAGCGACGGCAGCAAAGAAGACCGACAGGGGATGGAAGGTGCAAAAGGCTTCGCAGGACAAGCGCATCGACGCCTGCGTGGCCTCGGTCATGGCTCATTGGCGCGCCTGGCGCTCGGTGGCCGAACAGGACGAGCAGGGCTTCGTGCTCATCGGATGATGATTCTCGTCCTCGGCGCGGGAGGCCCGGCCGGCATCAACTTCACAAAGGCCGCTTACGAGTGCGGTCACGAGACCGTCGCCTGCGACGTGGACCCGGTCATGCTGCAGCTGGCTCGAGGAAGGCACCGCGAGCTCGTCAGGCGCGAGCGCACCGCGACCGAGATCAACCAGCTCATCCACAAGTACGACGTCGCCTTCGTTCACGCTCAGCCCGACACCGAAGTCAAATGGCTTTCGGCCAATGCTCACCTGCTCAACGCGCCAACGCTTCTGCCGAACAGGGCGGCCCTATTCGTTTGCGGCGATAAGTACCGCACCGCCAACGCCGTCGGCCCCGATGCGCCGGCCACGCTACCGCTCACCAACGAAAACGAGCTCGAGCGGGCCATCGAGGACCTCGGCGGCGACTGCTGGATGCGCCTGCGCACGGGTGCTGGCTCTTCCGGTGCTCTGCCGGTCTCAGACGTTGAGATCGCGCGCGCCTGGATGCGTCATCACCGGCAGTTCGGCATAGCCGACGATGAATGGATGCTGGCCGAGCGCCTGCCCGGCAGGGACCTCTCATGGACGGGAGTGTTCAAGGACGGCGAGCTCATTGCCTACGGCATGAAAGAGCGCCTGCGCCTGCTCGGTGCCGACCGCTCACCGGCCCGCATCGCCTCCACCGCCACGCTTCAAGTCACCATCGACCGCAAGGACCTGCACGACCTCGCCCTACGGGTCACAGGAGCGCTGCAGGGCGTCCCTAACGGCGTTTTCATGCTTGACGCAAGGGAAGACACAGCCGGGATTCCGAAGGTCACAGAAGTGAACTGTGGCCGTTTCGGTACGACGTCAATGCACTGGCATCACGCCGGCTGCAGCCTCGTCGGCGCCTACGTTCACGCCGGGCTTGGCCGCGAGCAGCAGCTCGGGCAGAAGTGCGAGCCCGGAGTGGCCTGGGTGCGTGAGATGGACGCCGGAGCCATGAAGGTGAAGCTGTGAAGGTTGTCGGGCTGTGCTCGTTCTATGACGAGTCACCTACTTGGCTTGCCGCTCACCCGGCCGCCTGCGCTCGCCTTGTCGACCACATGGTCTACGTCGACGGTGCCTACTTCCTTTATGACAAGGACGGGCGCTCGAGCGGCGTAGAGGCTCACGACGCGATCGCTACCGGCTGCGAGGCAGCGGGCATCGGCCACACGCTGTTTGTGCCGGACACGCCTTGGATGGGTAACGAGGTTGAGAAGCGCTCGTTCATGTTCCAGCTCGCCGAGCAGATCACTACCGAGGAGGACTGGTACGTCGTCATCGACGCCGACACCTTCCTGATTGACGGCGACTGCGCCCGCGCTCGCAATCAGATGAGCAGCGGCGAGTACGAGGCGTACAACGTCCATCTGGTTGAGCGCTGGGACTGGAACACGGGCCAGGACGGCTCCTCAATCGTCCCGACAACCAACGCTGGCGCCCCGAACAAGTCCAGCAGCCCGCTGACGTGCGTGTTCAAGGCGCTGCGCGGCCTGCGCGTCTTCGGCGCTCACTACCTCTTCGCCGTGCAGGACCCTGACTGGAAATGGGGCCTGAAGGCGCTGTGGGGCCCGTCGACCGAGTACGACGTCGTGCCGCACGGCCAGCTCAACCTTGACTTTGAGCACCGCAACAAGCTGCGCACCTTTGACCGCGCTCAGGCCGCCCGCGACTACTACCGCGTGCGCGACGACGCCAAGGTCGAGCGCACGCAACGCAACTTCATCGAAACCGTAGACGGCGACATCGCCGAGCTCTAGGAGATACCTCTTGCCCGTATGGCTTATGAAGCTGACGTGGAAGGTGCGCGGAAAGCGCGCCGCCCGTCTGCATCTCACAGACGGCCCTAGCGTCGAAGGCATCCTCGCCGGCCGGTGGGGAGGCCACTACATCATGCTGACGCCTTCCATCGTGGAAGAAGAGAGCGTCGAGGCCACAGGGCACTTTGAGGTCCCCGCCGAGCGCGTCATCTTCGTGCAGGTGCTCTCGTGAGAGTCGCAACCGTCGGCGGTGACGTGAACCTGCGCGCCCGCGCTTTTGGTACGGCCGGGACCAGCTTCCCGATGCCTACTGACAACGCGCTAACCACGAACACGCCGAGCTCCTCGGTCTCGGTGCCCGCTGTTATGGCATCCATTCGCCTTATCAGCGACTCCATCAGCGCAATGCCGTGCAAGGTCTACCGCAAGCTCGAGGACGGCACGCCCGAGGTCGACTACAACGCGCCGCAGTTCGACCTGCTGCACCGCGCGCCGAACGCCTCGCAGAGCCCGTTTGAGTTTTGGCAGGACGTCACCTGCTCCATCGAAGCCTTCGGCAACGCCTACATCCTCAAGACGCAGTCCAGGGGAGCGGTCAGGGAGCTGCGCGTCATTCGCGCCGACCGCGTCCGGGTGCTCAACGAGGACAGCTACGAGCCGACCTACGAGATCCGCGACGGCGACGACGTTGCCGAGCTGACCAGCAAAGAGGTCCTGCACATTCGCGGCATCGCACCGTTCGGCGGCGCCGTTGGCCTCTCACCGCTCGAGGCGCACCGCCAAGTGCTCGCCAACGCGCAGCAGGTAAACCGCTTTCAGGGCGCCTTTTTCCAGAACGACGCCGCACCGGGCGCGGTCATTCGCCTGCCGCAGCAGGTCAACGCTGAGCAGGCCAAGGAGATTGCCGACCTGTGGAACAGCGCTCACGCCGGAGCGGCAAGGGCCCGGCGTACCGCGGTGCTCGGTGGGGGAGCTGAGCTGACAGTGATGCCGATAAACATGCAGGATTTGGCGATGGTCGACCAGATGAAGCTGTCGGTCCACGACATCGCCCGCATCTTCGGCCTTCCCGCGCAGCTCATTACCGGCGACGTAATCGGTGACACGCAGCAGATCACCGAGCAGTTCCTGAAGT